GTTCCAGTTGGAAAGCCTGACGCTCAAGCCGCTTTTCCAGCGTCTCAATCGAACTTTCCACTTTCGTCAAACGCTTCACGTATTCCTGAACGTCGCGCTTTTGCAGCTGCTGTTCCAGGGTGATCGCGGCGATCGAGGTCACGAGCCCATCAAGCTTGCCGCTAAATTCCCGAATTGATGTAGCGATGTTTCCACCGATCCACGTCAGGAACGTAACAAACAGCACCTGCACAGCGCCCATGATCCATTTCAAAACAGGGTTGTCGCGCGCGGGTGCCGGTGGCGATGCAGCTACCATAAAAGAAGTCCTTATGTGCTTAACAATATGGGGTAATTGTCTGCCGGACTTCTGGCGCCACCAGGCGGGGGTTTGCGCTATCTGCGCCCGCTCAGCACCTTACCCAGCATGCTCAAACCGCGGATGATGTTGTTGATCCCGGTGATGACCGACGACACCGCCTTGTTCTGGTTCTCTTTGCCCTTTTTCCAGTTTTCAAAGGGCTGGCACTCGAAGAAATACGCGGCTTCACTCATGGTCAAGTGCTGGCAATTGATCAGATCCTGGCCGTAATACAGCGCCAAATCAGCCCTCGTATTGGTCAGCTGCTTCCAGAAGCTCACACGCGCCTCGGCTGATTCCGGTACGGGGGTGAAATCGGGCAAGACCCAGATTAGGCACCCCCGTTTCGACGTCCGGTTCTGTCACCTGGTGCGCCAGCACGCCCTCTTTGTTGAATACCGCATGCACGAAGTGCTGCAGGCTCTGTGACACCTGTGAATAGGCGTCGAACAGCTCCACAAAGTCGGTTTCCGGCGCCCCTTTGAGTTCTTCAATGCGCGCCAGCAGCTTTTTGCTGTAGGACGCCGGGTCGCGGTACTCGAAAGGCGTCTCGTCCTCGCCCCAGACACAGGCCGCCATAACGCCCAGCTGCCAGCTGAAGAAGGTTTTCGGCAAAGCGCCCGTCTCTACCAGGCTTTCAATGCCTTCCGCCTGGTAGCCGTGCAGCGGCGTGCAGAACATGCGTTCGCTTCGGTGCTCGAAGGGCACCCGATCCACATAATCAGCTTCGGCCAGCAGGTAGTCATGCAAGTGGCCATCCCCCAGCTGGAAGTCAGGCCCGTCATCGAGCATGGCCGCCAGGTAGAAGACGGTGATGTGCATTCGCTCGTTGACCGACATCATCAAAGGATCGGTCACGGCCGGCCGGCCATGGGGGCGCGGGATCGGCGTACACGCGGCGTTGAGGAACGCGGTGACGGTGCGCTGGGCGTACTGGTAGGGGATGGTGCACAGCTCTTGCGCCTGACCAATAGTCAGTTCGCGCAGCTCCATCGAAAGACGCAGTGTATGGACTGGCTGGATCGACTTCATAGAGCCCCGAAAGATTCGTATTGCGTGAAAGTCAGGTTCACAGCGGAAAACTCCTCAACGGCGCGGTTTTGCGCCACTTGGCAGCTCACCGGAACCAGCACCATCGACTTGGCATAACCCCGGCCCTCTTCAATGGCACCATGGGTAAAGGTGAAGGTGTTGGCGTAGTCACCGGGCAGGCCAAAGGTGCCGTCCGGGTGGGCAGCCAGGCGCTGAAGGTTTTCGAACCAGGTCTTGATCTCGCCGTCGACGTCGTAACAGGTCAGCGTCAGCTCGGTGGGATCGGCACCCATGGGCACTTGCGTGAAGCCGGAACCGATCTTTTTCGTGTCGTAGCCCAGTTGCACGCCGTTGTAGCTGAATTCGGTGGCCAGCAAGTTGATACGCGGGGCGCTGATCTTGCCGATCGGCTCCACCAGCACGTGCCACAGGTTGGAGCGCTCGCGCAGGACCGACTGCTGCTCGTGGTACATCTGGATCAGCGTGTTCCAGCTGGTGCCCGCCAGCACGACATTGCCCTCGCCGTAGCTGCTGGATGCGCCAAACATCTTGTCCAGCGCGCCATTTGCGGCGCCGGACAGATTCCCGCCCAGCAGGTTGCTGGCGATACTGGCGTACTTGGTCACCGCTGCAGGGACTTTGATCGCCCCCACGACCTTGTTAGCTGCCTGGTAGCCCAACCGCTCGAAGATACTGGCCATCAGATCGTCACGAAGTCACTGCAGAACGCCAACTGCGGCAGGCGCAGCTCGTAGTCCTGGATACTGGCCTGCACTTCAGCCACCGATCGCCCGTAAGGATCGGCGCCCATCGAGCGAGAGGATTCCAGGGCCATGCCGTTCTCTCGCTCGTTGTAGAGCAGCCAGAGCGGCCGAATCAGGGCAAGCTCGCTGGTGGTCAGGTCAACGTCTACCGGCTCGGCACCACCGCCCAGCGCACTCTCATTCACGGTTTGCCCGCTGGTAAGCGAGGCATAGCCGCAATACTGGCGCGTGGCATCGCGCAGGTTGCGCAACACCTGCTCATCGGTCAGCACCAGGCCAAGCGGTAGCTCGGCCATGTGTTGGGCAGCCAGGACGCTGATTCTCATGACCGTCCCTTACTTGTTGGCGAACCAGTGGAAATGGATCGTGCCGGCGCACAGCAGGGGCGTGTCGTTTTCCCAGTCGCGGTCGGGGGTGTCCATCACCAGGAACGCACCCAAGATCTGTTTCGAACCGGTGTTGTCGTCCGGGCGACCGGCGTAGGCCGTTGCGTTGAAAACACCGCCCGCCTCGATCATGTCGATCAGGGCCTTGTCCGTAGTACCGGTAACCGTCTCGTAGAACGCAACCGGGCCTTCGAATTTGGTTTTAGTGTTCTGCGGCTGGCCAATCAATTGACCGTTGGGGCCAAAGCTTTCCATGGCGTCCTTCACCGTGGCCACCGGCCAAGGGAACTGCTTGCACAGCAGCTGAATGCCTTCATAACCTTCAATCACGAGCACCGCGTCAGCGGTAGACGCTTTGCGGCCAAGATCGCGGATGTTTTGGAACGTGCTGGATAGCACGGCGTGCGAGTTAACCGTCATAGGGCACCCCTGAGTGTGTGTATTCAGGCTTATGATCGGCCAGAAAAAAACCCGCACTTAGGCGGGGTTTGCACGCTTTTAACGCTTAACCGCGGGCGAAAAAGCGCTTGATGTCCGGGCGGTCCAGCGCCGTCAGCGTGGCCAGGCTGACCTGCACTGTCAGCGCGATGAAATTGCCCTTGGAATCCTTGGGCGCGGTCAGCGGGTAGCTGATCGATTCCACCACCATCGGCGACCACGAGCGGCCGGCATAGGTCAGCCCGATCAGCTTGGGAGTCGTCGACGGAAACAGCGCCTTGATGAAGCTGTCGACGTCGCGGGACGTCTGCAGCACCTCGGACAAGATCCCTTCCTCGGCCAGTTGCTGGGGAAACACCCATTCCAGCAATCGCTGCAGGGGCGCTTCCACTTCCTTGGCCGCGTCGGACGTCGCGCGAAACTCCATGCTGAAGTTCACCCGAACCGGAGGCATGCCGCTGAACACCTGGCGCGAATTGAGCTTGGTAATGCCGGTGCGGCCTTCCAGTTCTTTCACGGCAGATTTGAGCTTGTCGGCGCCGGTATCGAGCATGGCGCCCACTTTGCCGTTCGGGTCAGGGTTCACCGCCTGCAGCGCGTTGATCACCGGGACCAATGAGCCGCTTTGAATCATGGCGGTCAGCGCCGGCGCCTTGGTTTCTGGGCCCATGTTTTCGAACGGGCTCTGCCAGTTGAATTGCGCTTCAAACGAGCCCTCTTCCATGGCGCCGTACACGCCCTCAAATTCGGCCGCGTCCGCCACCCCTTTGGAATCGCACACGTAGAGCCGCGCCAGCAGCAGCGCCGACAACGTGCCCCAGTCGCTGCCCAAGTCATTGCTGGACGCCTTCACACCCAGGAAGGAATCGGCCGTGTCGCCGATCATCGTGCCCACCTGGTCACCATCCAGGAAGGTGGAGACAGAACCGGAGATCTTGTCGCCCACTTCCGAAAAGGTGGTTTTGCCATTCCAGAGATCGGAAACGGTTCCGCTTACCGCGTCATAGCCGGTAGACAGCCCGCTTTCGATCATCTTCAAGTTCTGGGTGCCACCGACGAAGCCTGCAAGCTTCCCTTCGGCGGCGTTGATCAGACCGGAGGTGGCATTGCTGCCAAGCCTCCCGACAGCGGTTGCAGCAGACCCTAGCAATTTGTTCGACGTGCTACCGGCCACGGTACCAGCCACGCCCTTGATGGAACTGGAAACCAGCCCCCCGGCCTTGTCAAAGATAGAGTCTGCCACGGGTTACAAGCCCATTTTGCGGCGCAGGCGCATCGACTTGGCACGCTTGATCTTCGCGCCACCGCTGAAAGCCTTGCGCTGCATTTTGCGTACAGCGCCTTTCTGGGCCGAGGTCAGGCGAACGGTGCCGGCGATACGCTTGTTCATGCGTACTTTCTTGCCCTTGCGAACCGCGATCACTTTGCGGTAGGTCGCATCGAGCATGTTTGCGTCGTCGGCGCCATCAACAAAGCGGCCGGCGTCATCGAGCATGGCGTCCTCGCCCTGTGGGAGCTTGTCCAGCAACGCCTCGTGTACGCGCTCGGCTACTTCGTCGTCGAAATTGCCATCGTTGAACAGCGCGTCAATGTCATCCTCGGGGATGCCCTTGTCTTCCAGGTAGTCGGCAGTCAGCTCGGCAACCATGCCGGCGTACTCAACCTCATCCTCGGTAAGGTCGTTGTCACTGTGCGCCGCGGTGCCCACGATCAGCGCCAGCAGGCGCTGGCCGTAGCCTTCGTCAGGGCCAAGGTCATCAGTTTCCGACCATTCACGGATGACGCGGGTAGCGTCCAGGCGCATATCTTCGGAATACACAATGTCCGGGACGTCATCACCGCCGCCCTGGCCATCATCGACACCCTTGTTAGCGGCGTCGAGCATGGCAGCTTTCGCCAACGCATCAGCGTCGGCATTGGCAGTGATGACAGCGGCTGCGGTCTGGGAGGCCGCGGAAACGGCCGCCGAGTTGCGCAGGATCTGGGTCAAAATATTCAGGCTCATGACGCCTCCTTAGCTTTGGCGAACAATGGTTTGCTGGCCGATGGTTTTACGGTTGGTGCCGTCGTAGCAGACGTCATACTTCACATCCATCGTGTCGTATGGGGCCGCTTCGTTGCGGCTGACCTGCACCTGCCAGGCTGCGCCGTCCAGTTCCGCCGTTGGGTTGAGCCAGCTGGCCGACTCAATTGATTTGCACAAGGTGCCCATAAAGCGAAGGGTCAGCTTGATCGACTCTGCCATAGGCTTTTGCAGCGCTTCCTGAGCGAACGCCGCAACGTTGTCATCCAGGAACGTTGCCATTTCGGCCACGGCAATCAGCTTGGTGGCGCCCGTGGTCTGCGCGCCGGTCAACGAATCCACCCATGCGTATTTCGAACCGCTTGGGTAATCCTTGAAGATGCACGGATTAACTTGGTTCTCGGCCAGCAGCTCCAGCTCGTCATCATTCACGTCGTACATCTGAGTGATGTTGGTGCCATTGAGGCCGTAGTCGCTGCCCGCGATCGGGCGATTGCGCGGCGCGATGCCTTGCGAGTTCACCTGAGCGTTACGGGCGCAGCGCAAGCCGATCTGCTGGCCCGAGGTGCCGAAATAAGCCTTGCCGCCCGCGATCGGGTTATCACGCTTGAGCGGTGCCCAGAACGCCTGGCCGTAGAGCGTTTTAATGTCTGCACCGACGGACTGGATGAACGTGGCCACAGCTTCAGGATTGAGGCGACCCGGCACGTCGAACGGGAACTGCTTGTTGATCTCTTTGCCCAGACCCGACATCAGCGCCAGCAGTGCCAGGTTTTCGGTACCGCCCGCGTTCAGGTAGGTGAAGTTCGGCTTGGAACGGCGAATGCGATCAAGCGCCGCTTCCATTTCAGACGATGTGTACACCGTCGAACCTTCAGTGAAGTACTGCAGGGTGGCCGAAACGAATTTCGCCTTCCCGTTCACCGTGCCGTAGAACGGGGATGTCACCGGCACGGTAGCGCCGCTGGCCACGTCGACGACATCGAGCAGGTCGGTGCCCTTTTCGATCACGTCGGTGATGAAATAGCTGTTGTTGAATTCGTCGCGCGCTTCTGGATCCAGCGAGCCTGTGAACGGGCCGATGATGATCTTTTCGCTGGCCGGGTCCACAAACTGCACGGTGATGATCTTGGACGCGATGGCCACGGCTTGGTCATCTTCCGCCGCTACCGCGTTGATCTGGCACGTCAGGCCATCGTTGAAGCACTCCAGGTGCTTGAACGCGATCAGGGCGCCCGCTGGCAAACCAGCAGAAGCAAGGCCCGTCGCCCACACAGCCGGCGCAACGCCCTCGCCCACGGCAATACCCGCGGTGGCCACGATCAGCTTGTGCACGTGGTCGGCAGCGATCAGGCGCGAAACGATTGCCTGTACCGCGCCATAGCGCACCGCTTCATACACCTGAATCTTGGCCTCACCCAGCGCCGATACATTCAAGCTGATGGAGGCGCCCAGCTGGCGATCGATCTTTTCACGGGTTACCGCAAAAACCTTGTCGATACGCCCGCGCAGGAACCGGCCAATGAAGGCGCCGTTGTAGTCCGCCGCGACCGAACCAATCTCAGACTTGTCCGAAATTTGGTTGATCTGCACGCCAGAGCGCTTGCTGACCGCACGCGACATCTGAATAGTCATAGGTCAGCTTCCTTATTCGCTGGCCGTGTCAGCAGCTTTAAGGGCTGCCTTCTGGGCTTTGGTGAGTTGGGGCGTTTCTGCATCTGCAGGCGCCTCGCCTTCAGCTACCAGGACCGGGCTTGCTTCCTCGGTTGCGGCTGCAACCACGTTGGGCACGGTGATGGTGGCGAAGTCTTCAGCGGCGTTGTTGTAGCGCTGCGCCAGCGTTGCCAGGTCAGTGACCAGCAGCCACGCCTGCTCAAAGCTCTTGATCTTGATCGGGACCGCTTCACCTGGAAGGATCACCGTGTTGATACCGCTCGACGGCACCACCAAAGGCTTTACGCCTTTGTGGATGATCGTCGCCTCGAATGGGATTGTCTGACCGGCAATAATGGCCAAAGCCAAATTGCGCGGCGCGGCGCCGTCCCCCTGCTTTACGTTAATCTTCGCCATGCTTCACCACCTGTAACCCGATTTTTGAATCCCAACGCTCTCGCAGCGCGCGCGTTGCAAGTTCGCGCTGGATCGCGTCGTACTTGCTGGCTGTCGGGCAGATCACCGTGCTTGTGCAGAACGGACGAATCCTTGTGTTCAACGAACGCAACACCACAGGGCTGCGCGAGTTGTTCTCAAAGGTCAGTTCTGCAGGAAACTCGGCGATGTCCGGCAGGCCCCACGCAGACGACTTTAAGGCCAGTTCTGAGCCTTCAAATTCGTCGGTTTGCGCCAGTTCCGGGCCGGCGTCAGCGTCGGTATCCAGCTGCTCGGCGCCGTCTTCAAGTTCCGGGGCTGGCGGTGGATCAATGCCGTCG